TTGGGACAATAACTAGATACATTCAAATTTATACTTAAAAACATATGAACGATATAGAATATACAATATGCAGATATGAACTTTATCCACCGGATTTTCACACATCAATCGTTGTTGGATTTTTGGTTAAAGATTTATCAACTGGAAATACAGGTACAATGGAAAAGTTAATACCATTGGAAGATTCAAACGGTAAAACTCAAGGTGAGGTTTGTAATTTGGCATTTTCAAGATTAACAAAAGAAAATCAAAGTTTACTTGACTATTTTCAAAAGAAAAGAGATACTGTGGTAGGAAGCGTATTCATTCCAAACTGATTTAAAATGCCAAATAGATTATTGCTTGCAAGCGACTATAATTTTATATCAGGTTACAATATATTATTGTCAACAATTTTAGAAGAATCGTTAAATAAAAATGTGGTGGTAATACCAAAGTGTTATTCTAAAATATCAGACAAATTTAAAAATTATTTTAATGATATTCCACCAAAAAATGGAACTGAAAAAGAATTATTGTTATTTCCGTCTTTTAATTATCCCGATATTCAACATCCTTTATTACACATTCTAAATGGTAAAAATAAAACATTTTTTAGCATGTGGGAAGCAAGTAGAATTGGGGATTTTTATATTGATAAAATAAATATATTTGATCAAGTTATAGTACCAAACAAATGGAATAAACAAACATTTGAAAATCAAGGATGTACTACTAGAATTACCGTGGTAAATCTTGGTGTAGATACAAAGATATTTAATTATACAGAACCAAATAATAATGATTTTTTTACATTTGGAACTGGTAATGATGATCCAAGAAAACGATTGCCAGAAGTAATAAAATGCTTTATAAAAGCATTTCCAATTGAAAAAGATGTTCGTCTATCAATCAAAATATCAAATCAATTATCACAAAAATTTACAGATAGTAGAATTGAATTCAACACTCAAAATTTTACTAAACATCAATTAAAAGATTGGTATTGTTCAAACGACATATTCGTTTCTGCTGTAAGTGCAGAAGGATGGGGGTTAATGCAACACGAAAGTATGGCATGTGGTAGACCTGTAATTGTTGCAAATTATGGTGGATTAAAAGAATTTGTGACAGAAGATAATAGCTTTTGTTTAAATTACACCGAGGTTGACGCTACTGGTTTTTGGGAGTTTCCTGGTGCAAAATGGTCAAAGTATGATGAAGAACATATGATAGAGACAATGCGATATTGTTATAATAATAGAGACAAAGTAAAAGAAAAAGGTATAATTGCAAGCAAAGATGCTTGTAAATTATCAAATGAATTGTTTATAGAAACTCTATTAAAAACATTATCGATAGACTTTTAATTTTTCATGCCCGACAACAACGTCTGTATCAATAAATACTTTATAACCCAGTTTTGTTACTTCTCTACACCAAGCAACATCCTCCATTGTAAAGTCAGTTGAACCTCGAATATTAACAAATTCTGGACGAAACCATGGGTATTTCATGCTTTCAAATACGCCTCGTTTAACCAACATAAATCCAAACCCAGTGTAAACTACCGGATATTTTTTCCATTTTTTATATTCAGATAACATAGAATCATCCATGAATTGAAAATTTCCATTCTGTTGAAAGTATTCTTCATCCCAATATGGTACTGTCGCGTAGTGTGTGCCGCCGTCCATCTTATACAATCCACTCATAATATCTTCTTTATGATCTAACAACTTTTGAAATTGTTGTGGAGTAAAAATGATATCACTATCTAACCACATCATATAATCATAATCTACTTTTCCTCCAAATGGCAATTGGTTTTCACCGGCTAATATACTACCACCCAGACACATATTACGAGCGTAATAAATATTACAACTGTATTTTTGATTATAGACTAATTGAATCCCTTTATAATAACAATAAGATAATAGGTTAGTCCATGATTGTAAGAAGTTTCCGCTGAATTCTTTGCCTGGTAAACAAAACAAAATTTTCATAAATAAAATAATATTTTTTCCTGTTCAATAATATATATTATTGTTATAACCTAGAAAGGATATTTTAATTATGGAAAACCAGTTATCTAAACTTAGTATTACAGAACTTAAGGCTGCAGTCTATGACGAACTTGCAAAGGTCGAACAATCTCAAGCAAACATTCGTATTCTAAATCAAGAATTGCGGAACAGACTTCAACCGCAACAACAGGAAATTCCCCAGAACGGAGGATTGTCACAAGTAACTCAGTCCGATTTTAATCCCCCATCTCTATAAGTATGTCAGAGCCAATTAAGTTAAAACAGGAAGAGCTTGATGGATTGAAACAAATTCAGTCTAAGTATCAAGAGAAAATCTATCTTTTTGGTCAATTTTATTTAGAGCGTGTTGCGCTTGACGAAAAGATTAAACAGCTCGCAGATGCGGAAACTAAAGCTCGCGAAGAATATGCTGAGATTCAAAAAGAAGAACAATCGTGGGTTAATAAAATTGCCGAATCTTACGGTGACGGAAATTTGTCTCTTGGAGATGGAACATTTGTTCCAGCTAAAAAGTAATCTTAGTTTATAATTACTATAACCGCAGCATTATTTAAATGCTGCGGTTTTTTATATTTAAAAAAGCAATCTCAATTTATAATATATAATTAAGCGCAACAAGCAACTTAATTAGATAACAAGATACTATTTATATTAAGCGGTTACTATACTCTTATATTATGCTTATTATAAATCTTTGTCAAGATAAATAAATTCCTACTATTTATTATATATATGATTAAATTTGATCGATTATTAAAAGAAATCTACGACGCAAATTTATTGGAACAACAGGAAATTATCACGTTATATCTTGATATGGACGGCGTTTTAGCCGATTTTGAATTACAATTTGAACAATTGACCAATGAAACTCCTTCGGTATTTGAAAGAAAAAAAGGTACAAAAGCAATGTGGAGTGAGATTTCTAAACAAGGTGTGAAGTATTGGAGTGAGATGAAACCAATGTCTGATTTTCATATTTTAAGAGAATATCTAACGGAATTAAAGAATAACTCAAAAGTTAATATCGAAATCTTGACAAGCACAAGTGCAGACCAAATTGGTGTAAACTTTCCATCCGAATCTGAAAAAATTGTTCGTGATATTGAGGCTGGAAAAAAATTATGGACAGACAAATATTTGCCTGGTATAAAAGTAAACTACGCGGATTCAGGAACAGACAAATCGAGATGGGCTACAAAATTAACAATATTGTTAGACGATTTATATAAGAATGTAGAACAATTTATTGCTGCTGGTGGAGAAGGTGTTGTATATAGAAATGCATCCCAATCAAAAAAAGAGATAGAAGCCGCCGTGGGAGCAATAAAACAAACAAATGGACATAGTTGAACTAATATATGAAATATAGAATTTATAATACTCAACTTAATCCTGCAATATGGAGTGGTCTGGTTCTTAATAAAGAAATAAAAGACAAACTAATTCAAGTTGCAAATGACTTTTATAAAGACACTAAATTAACCGCACCTCTTGTTGACATATTGTTCGTTGGTAGTTTATCAAATTATAACTGGTCCAATCATAGTGACTTTGATATTCATTTAGTTATAAATTTCAAGAATATAAATAGTGACACTGAAATGGTTGAAAAATATGTAAACCAATTAAAATCTGCATGGAACAAAGATCATGATATTCATATAAATGGATATAATGTAGAAGTATTTATACAAGATGTGAACAAACAGAATAGGTCAAGTGGAGTATATTCACTATTAAGTGGGAATTGGATATCCAAGCCAAAATATGAAAACTTTAGCGTAGACAATAACTTAATACAGAACAAATACATCGATGTTGTGTATAAGATAAACAGTGCAATCAAAGAATCAAATCTAGAACTATTAAAAACAACCCTCAAAGATGTGTATGATATGCGTCAAGCTGGATTGGACAGAGGAGGAGAATTAAGCACAGAAAATCTAGTGTTTAAAATATTGAGAAGTAGAGGTCACTTAGAAAAAATTAAAAATGCCATTACTTCAACGTATGACCGACAGATTTCAACGGATAAATGATATAAAATACTTAGAATTGCCACAATCCCATATTCTATCATAACCGTTGTTTTTCATATTTTCCCATTCACTCAGTTTCTCATCGTAATTTTCCAATAATTTACTTAATTTATGTTTCTGGAAACTCATTCTGTGACGTAAATCTTTGTAATTATTAATTATATAATAATAATTGACAGGTGTAAAATCCACAAAATTAAATCCTAATTTTTCATATATCTTGCCACTAAAATATCGTCTATCACTATAAGTTACTATATTGTTGGGGTTATAATTATTTATAAAATAACTAAATAACTTGCTTGCTGCACCATTAACTATAGTATTTATCTTGTTACAAAACCTCACCAACTCCCATTCGCTTGTATTATCAAATCTTGAAGTTTTTCTAAAAGTCATCACACTTACAAGCTCGCTATTGTTAAATAATCCAATTTTTATAGATGATTTATCTTCCCCTTGTAGGTGATTTTCATTCAAAAAGGAATTTTTAACAGATTCTTTTATTTCCGAAACAACGCAGTTTCGTCCGTTTATTTTTGATATATCGGATATAGAATTAATAAAATTTTTAATAATTGACTTTACGATTTCTTTTTTATTTATCCATTCATTTTCAAATATATGAATTAAATGGATTCCGTGAGTCATACAACTTTTTGTTTTGTTGAGATGATAATATTTGTTTATTCCGCCTGAATTTTCACTATGCCAATAAAGACCATTAATTTCTATTGCAAAATTTTTCGAGGGAACATAAAAATCTAACTCTTTGCCATTTAAAACGGTTCTATCATTTCTCTTAATAATTTCTTCTTTTTTAAGAATTTCAATCAAAAACTTATAAATTTCATTCTCTACAGTAGTAACTTTATCTGGATGACAATAATCGCAAAAAATATTATTTAAGTTATATACCGTGCTTTCAAATGTTTTATTACATGTTTTACAACAAAAATTATATCTGTTAGAAAAATGATAACCTTTATATTCGTCATATTCACACAACCATATTAAATTCGATTCCTCAAAATGTTTTTTTAAAAATATATAATGATTCTCTTTTTTTGTATTTGAGGTTTGTTCATTTACGCTTTTAATTTTTTGCGAATTGTCAACCCCGTACCTTTCAATCAATGTGGATTTTATCTTTTCTAAATTTGTATATTTTTCATCACCATATCTTTCAAATTTGGTTTTCTTTACCTTTTTATTATAATCACTGTGTTTACTATAATGCTCTACCCCGTATCTCTCCAATAATGACTTTTTGAGATTTTCTTTGGTTTCATTCGTAGTCATCGGATGACCTCCATATTTCTCCAAATATGTTTGTTTTGTTTTATTAACACGAATACTATTAACTTCAATATCGTTTGCCGAACACCTTTTGCTGCAGTATATTCTTTTACGAGAAATTCGGCATTCAAATGGTTTTGAACAAACTTTACAATCTACCATCAACCAACGCAAATTATCTTTTTTTCTCGGCATAAATACCCTTTGATTCAAACATTGTATAATTATTACAAAAAAACAACAAAAAGTCAAAAAAATTATTTTTTCAAATATTTATTATAAACACATAAACGTGTATGAATTTAATCAATAAAAGGAGACACTAAAATGGCAGATTTACTAAATAGCAACGAAATATTTTTTACGAATTTCGAACCAAAAACAAAGAATCGTTTCATTTTATATTGTGACGGTATCCCTTCGTTTCTCGTAAGAAAAATAAAAAGACCAACAGTAAAGAGTGAAAAGAAAACTCTTGACCATATCAACATTCAACGTTACTACAAGGGTAAAACCACTTGGGAAGATATTACAATGGAATTATATGACCCAATCGTTCCATCCGGCGCTCAAGCAGTAATGGAATGGGTTCGTTTAAGTCACGAATCCGTAACCGGACGTGATGGTTATAGTGATTTCTATAAAAAAGATTTAACAATCAACGTCCTTGGACCAGTTGGTGATAAAGTCGAAGAATGGACGCTTAAGGGTGCATTTATCACTCAAGCTGATTTTGGCGAAGGAGATTGGACTGACAGCGGTGAACCTCTTTTAGTTAGCGTTACTTTGAGTGTTGACTATTGCATTCTTCAGTATTAATAAAACATATTCCTTATTTTCCCCCACCAATAAAAAGGTGGGGTTTTTTGTTTATATAGATATTTATTAACACATGAATAACGAGAACGGAAGATTGTTTGTTAGAAGAATTCTTAAACAATTACAGGAAGATGATGCTAAAGCGGAAAGAGGCAGAGTAGAACAAGATTATTACGGCTCAGAAGAAAAGAATTGGAAATAGCAAACAACGATTTAGCAGATAAAAAGAAAAAACAATCCACTGCAATCAAATTAAAAGATCCTGAAAAAAGAGATGATGTTGAACAAAAGGTAAAAGACGCAGAAAAAGAAAAGAAAGACGCAGAGGATAATGTCAAAGCTGTTAAAAGCACTCGTTTTTAAAATAAAATAATAAAAACTTTTGCAAGTTCAATATATATTGTTATATAATATAAAGTTATGGATGACAATTTAATGGTTCCAATTACAAGACAATCTGCCGGATCGTCACAATCACAACCCAAAAAAGAAACAACATATCCCGCTGAATTGATAGATTTGCCAAGCCAGGGATATTTTTATCCAAATGAACATCCACTAAGCGATGGTCATATCGAAATGAAGTTGATGACTGCAAAAGAGGAAGATATATTGATGAATCAAAATCTCATCAAAAAAGGGATTGTATTAGATACTCTTCTTGAAGCGTTAATAATAAACAAAAACGTAAAGTTAAATGATTTATTATTGTGTGATAAGAACGCTTTATATATCGCGGCTAGAAGATTGGCATATGGTGACAGTTATGGTCCATTAGATATTAAATGTAATAAATGTGGTGAGAAAAATGAAAAAACGGTAAACTTGGGTGAAATTAAAATCAAAGAATTAGATTTTTCTAAATATACTAAAGGAGAAAATAAATTTGAATTTGTTCTTCCACACAGCAAGAGAACTATAACTTTTAAATTATTGACTCATTTTGATGATAAACAAATAGATGCAGAATTAAAAACGGCGGCAAAAGTGTTAAAAAATGGAAATGCATCAGAATTAACCACAAGATTCAAGTTTATTATCACATCTGTAGACGGCAACTCAGATAAAGCTGAAATTAGAAAATTTGTAGAAAACGAACTCACTTCCAGAGACAGTTTATCTTTTAGAACATATTTGAAAGAGGTTACTCCTGAAATTGACACATCTTTCAATTTTGTATGTGAACATTGTGGCAATGAAGAAAGGATGGGTATACCGATTACGGTATCCTTTTTTTGGCCTAACACAGACTTATAAAGTTCAACTACACGAACAAATATTCAGTCTTGCTTATTATAGCGAAGGCGCTTTTACTCAAGACATTGCGTATAATCTTCCGGTTCACTTGCGAACTTTCTATTTAAATTTGTTGATAAAAACAAAACAAAAAGAAAGTGAACAGATGGATAAATCATCATCTTCTTCTTCTAAAATAAGATCAAAAAGATAATTCTCCGTATATTTATATTATGTATTAATATATGGCAGATACCATTTCCACAAAAGAATTAGAAAAAGCAAAAGATTTGCTTTCGGATGTTGGATCACAATTAAACAAGGTGGTCAAAGATTTGCAAGCTAATATGAGTAATATTGTTGATAAGACCGGCAGCTTTACAAAAGGATGGAAAGACGCGGTTTTAGCCGCTCAATCTTTAAATGATAATGCACAAAAATATGTCGCATTAGAAAATGCCACTTCTATATTGAGACAAAAAATAAATGAATTGAAATCAACTAGTTTGGCATTAGATTCTTTGGGATTGAAATCAAAATTGGATGAAATAGAACTTCAAGAGAAAATATTAATAGCGCAACAGACTTATATATCGACACAAACTATGTCTGTTCATTTAAAAAATCAATTGATAGATTATTATGATATAGAAATACAAAAAAATAAAGCATTATATGATGCATATAAAACTGTAGGAACTTCGCAAAACAAAACGATAAATAACCTTGAAACTATGTATAATTCTTTGGTGTCACAAATGGCATCAATAACGAATAAACAATCAAACTTTAATAATTTGTTGGAGTTTGCTAATAAACTTTTGGGTTTTCAAATCAAAGAATTTTTAACCTTGGAGGGAATTTTTACGAAGATTTTTACCGCTTTTACCGCAATAGAAGATACATCATTTGAAGTCAGAAAAAACTTAGGGTTAATAGGAAAAGATGGTGATAGATTTAAAACTATTATAACAGATACATATGTTAAATTTTCAAATCTTGGTGTAACTGCTGAAATGCTTGGAAAGACGATAAATAATATTGCAAACATATTGGGGAGTTCGATGTTAGTGACACAATCCATGGTGGAAAATTTTTCTCTATTGGAAACAAGTTTAGGACTTACATCCGATCAATCAGTAAAAGTTTCGAGAGTGCTTGGTAGTATTTCTAAGAATAGCACAATGGCACAATCATCAATGATTGGATTTGCAAAAGAATTAT